TATTACGCATTATAATAACTTGGTCATTTGCTTCTGCAGTAACAAACCTTTGAGTTACAAAATCAGCCAAATCACGTGGAAGAACTTGACGAGCAACTGCTCTAAAGTTATCAGCAGTTTTTATTGCATTCTCTCCAAGTAAAATTACTCCACCTTGAGGACTGCGTGTAAATCTTTGAGCAATTTTTTCTTTAATTGACATTTCTTTGTAGAATTTTTTAATATCAGAAATATCATCTGGAATTAATTCGCCATCTTTGCCAAGTTTAGTTAGAATATCAATAGCATCTTGACCTTCTTCATTAATTTTAGCAGTATTACGTGTGGCTGGATTAAGATAACCATCAATCCATCTGCCTAATCCCATACCTAAACGGCGTTGGTCACGTGCTACGGCTACTCCATTACGGAAATATTGAATTCCATTAACACGACCACCTAATAAAAGATTTGTATTTTCTGCTAAACTAAAATATTCAACAGCAGATTTAGCATTAACAATTTCAGTTTTAAGCAATCCTTCAATTGCGCCATCTTCGTTAAATGTTGGAAAATCTTTTTTAAATTCTCTAACAGCAGTTGAGCGTTCTGCAGAACCTGCTGGTAATTCTCTTATGTTTTCTAAGCGCTTACCAGCATCATCCCATAACATTGCAAGTCCAGGATATTTTACAAAAACATCTTTAACTCCAGCAGGACCAAATTGTTGAATTTGTTTTGCAATCTTTTCGCCTTGCTTAACGCCAGTAAATAATTTACTTGTGCCAAATGTTAAATAAGTTAATGGGTCTACAACAATTTGATATGTAAAATCAATTACACCAGAACCAAATTTTTGTCCCTTATCAATGTAATCTTCTTCTCCAGATAAAACTTGTGCTTTAGTTGGTTTAGTATCAAACATTCTAAATATATCACGACCAGGCGATACCTGAGCATAACTTACAGCATCTCTTACTTGTTTAAATAATTTAGGGTCGTTGTATAATTCTTCTAATGCTTTAAGTTTATTGGCATTTAGTTCTCCACCTTTAGCAACAATTTCACCTGGCTTTAATCCAGCAATTAAACCTTGAGCAATCTCTACGCGCTCTGCACCAAAGTATTCAATTGCTTGATTAAGCGCACCATTGTCATAAACTTTGCGACCATCCCAAGCATCACCCCAAGTTTGTTTATTAAATAAACCTTCACCTTGTGCAGCCTGACGCACTGCTAAGTATGGAGTATTAATAGCCCTAGTCCATTTACCTAATGCACTAAATAAACCAATCAAAGGAGATGCTAAACCTTTGCCAATACCGACAACAGCACCAACTGCTTTTTCTTTTGTGGTGTCGTCTTCTTCCGCATAAGCAGCATTAGGATAAAGATATTTAATTTTTTCTTGTGCTGCTGGTTCTAAATCAAAAAATATTTTTTTTGCTTCTTCAACAGGCATCTTCATTAAATCTTTATTTTTTTGAACAGTAAAACCAAATTCTTCTAACTGCAATTTTTGGGCATCATTAATATTGCTTTGCTTTGCCGCTGCGTATAAATTAGGATTTGTTTTTGCTACAACAAAATTTATTGAGTTAGCCATTAATAACCTTCGTCAATTAATGCTCTATAAATTAATTCTGTTTCTCCTGTTGCGTCAAACCGAATAAGTTCTCTTAAAGTATCTGTAAGACTTCCTGTTTGTCCAGGTCGGTCCATCATTACTTCTGAACCAGGACCAGCACCAGTGTTTACACCAGCAGTAATAGGTTCATTTGGTCTTTGACTTGGAGCCATTAAAGGAGTTATTTCAGCCATTGGCTCTTGAGCACCAGCCATAGGTGCTGCAGTTTGTTGGTCATATGTTGCTTGACCTTCGCCATAAGGAAGTCCAGGAATATATGTAGCAGGTTGAGATGGTCCACCATCAGTGCGCTGTGATAATGCTCCTGGTCCACTTACTGGTGCAGGATTTTCGGGCTTGCGGTATCCGCCTTGTTCCATTAGTCCTCATCCTCATCATATTCAAAAGGGTCAATTACATTAGGTATTTCAGGAAGTAGCCAATCAGGATATGCAGAACGAATTTCTAAAATCCCTAAAGACAGTTCAACAGAAAAACCAGCCTTGCGTAATGCTTTATAATATTCATTTATTGCAATTGCATAAATTTCTAAAGCAGTATAGTTTTCATCTTTAACAGTTCTAACTGCTTTTTTTCTAGCAGCCATTTTAAATTGCTCTTTGTTGTTTTATTCCAGCGCTTCCAGTTGCTCTGCCACCAGAAGTAAGTTGCGATAATAATGTTTGTATATCTGGTCTTGCTTGTTGCTCTGAAGGAGCGCCTCCAACTGGCGCTTCAGGAGCAACGGGGACAGGTTGCTCAACCGATTGAGTAGCACCAGGTGGAGGATTCTGTGGGGCGAAGACATCTTCAATAATGTCTTCTATATTTTTCCCAGTTCTACGTCCCTTAATTACATCCGCAATGCGTTGAATAATTAAACTTGGGTCTTGTCCCTGTGTTGCCATTTGCGGAATGGCTTGTGTGTATGCTTGAATAGAATTAATTAACGAAGCACGCATTGTTTCAATTTCAATTTTTTCTTGCTCTTGCGTTACGTTAATTCCAAATGGCAGTTCACGCATAGCCATGTCTTTGGAAATCAATCCACCACCAAGTGCTTGTAGCATAAAGATAAGTCCCTGTGCTGGGTTAAGACCAGCAAGCATTCCATAACGGACATCGCAAGAGTAGTCACCCTTGATGTCTTTTGTAGGTGTGTATTCAACTTCATAAGGAGAACCAGCATCTACACCACGAATGGTTTTTGTTTCAGGGAATAATAGTTCATCAACCTGAAAACATATAGTTATAATATCTCGAAGAGATGCGGCAAAGATTGCTTGGGCAGATTTGACTTGAGTATCAAATGCTCCCATGAGAGCCTGAACGCCTTGTCCCGTGACAACAGACGCATCAATGTTTCCTGTTCTTGATTCAGGATAACGAGAACCTACCCGCAGTTCTTGATTTAAAATGTTTTGTTCTGTAAATGCACCTGCTGGTATATTTAAATCTACACGGCGCACACCTGCTGGGTTAGCAGTTCTAATAACTGCGTCTCCACCAAGTTGTAGTTCTTGAACATCTTGCGGTAGAACAATCGGTGCTTGAACTGACTTCTCTGCTGCTTCCATCGCAAGTAATGCGAACCTGTTACGAAGCAACTGGATGCCCAGAACATCATCAAATTGTCCACGCATTTCGCCATCAATAGATGGCTTACGTGCTACAACGACCATCATCTTGCCAATTGGGTTTGAAGCATAAGATAAAATTAAATTATCTTTTTCTGGCAAATAGATGATTGATTGGTCTTTGTCGTAATAGCGAATCATTTCGACTTCGCTATTTAAGTTTTGGTTATACCTATCGGAACCCAATAACTCATATTCAAACTCTGGGAATTGAGAAACCAATTCACCCAAAGTCTGTGTGTAGCGTTTTGCAAAAGCGGTGCAACGTCCATAGCGGTCAAATTCTGGGTAAGCCCCAATTGGATTTTCTATGCGGATACGTGGCAGTTTGCTTTCTTCGTCTAATTCAATAATGAAAGGGACGAAACCGTATGTTAAATACCAGTCAGCACCAGAATACATGTGGACTGATAAGTCAGAGTGTTGGAAATAATTAGAAGCAATGCGAGTGCGTTTGTCTGCAAATTGACGAGCACGGTCTGATACTTGGTTTGCGGCTGAGCAGTTAACCGCTGGAAGCGGAGCCATTACTTCTGAAAGGTCACGCGCTACAATATCAATGAAGTTAGCAACTACATTTGCATCTACACCTTCAGGAAAAAATTCAGGATAGACTTCAGAGATATGTCCTTTACGCACAGCAAGAACATCAAGGCTTCGGGCATCACGCTCACGACTTCTATGGCGAAGAGAACTAACCCTTGCTGCCACTTGCTCCATTGTTAATGCCATTGTCGTCCTATCCGTAAGTTTCTTGCCATTGCTCTGCAAAGGCTTCGTCTAAATTAACTGAACCACGTCTATCTTTTTGGGCACGTGTAGCCCATCGGTTATAAGCATGTGATGCACCACGATTAGCATTTTGCATAAGTTCGCGGCAGCGAATGATTGCAAACCATAAAGCCATAACGCAGTCTGTCTTACCTCTAGTGTCAGGCTTCCAAGTTAATAACTGTTGAGTTAAAGCCTTGATACCTTCAGAGTTTTCTGATGATGGTAATTCGATTATATTGTTTCTTTGGAACTTCTCATCCCTAACCGTTCCAAACAGCGTGGACATACTGGCGACTCCAAATGATGTATCCCATTTGTTTTTGCCTGTGAAGTGAGCGTCCAAGCGAACGCCGTAAGAAGCGAGCCAGTTTCGTAATTCGTCATCAAGCGAGTAGGCTTTTTGGTGGGCGTTGATTTCAACCCGTAGTTCTTGCGGTTTATATTTTTGAACCAGTTCTTCAATTTCTGCCCTAATCTTTTGTGGTGTTGGTTCTGACATGTTGATGCAATCAAGAACATAAATCTTTCCATCTGCTCTATTGTAAGCAACTACAACAAATGCAGCGTTACCAGCCATAGCAGGGTCAAAGCCAATTACCGTATGAGTCTCTAGTTGAATAGGATGTCCTACAGCACCTCTTTGTAAGATTCCTTTTTTACGTGCTCCGTTAGTGCTTCCCGCAACCAATACTGGTGGGAAGATGGAGTCTTCTTGAATGTCTTCTTGTTGATAGACGAGTGCCCAGGTTGATGGAGTAACTTCGCTTCGTCTCTTAAATAAGGCTTGACCATCCCATTTGGGGAAGAAGCCGTTTTCCTTAGGAGTGTCAGTGTCCCCATCCCACGGGACATCCGACTCTGCCCAGAGAGTTGTCCAGTCTTCAGGTTTTTCCGTATACTCCAAAACCGCAGGCATGCCCATGTAAGTGAAAGGAGTGCGACCACCGCTCCAATGCTTAGGATTACGGAGTTCTTTATAGAGGTCATTGGCTGCAATTCGTGTCCCTACGACTAGCAATTTACCGTTCTTACCCAGACGGGTAATAACTTCTTTCTGTAACCAGTTAATCTGCTGTTCCCACTCATGTGCGTTAGCAGTGGTAATACAGTCGTCCAAAATAATTAAGTCGGCGCGAGCGCCGTAAATCTGA